CGCCCTGGTAGTTCGGCAGTGGGTAGTGCTTGACGCCAGCCGCATAGTGGCGATAATAGAACAGCTGTTTGCCGACGCGGTTATTCGGGTCGAACTTGGGCATGCGCTCAACTTCCGCGCCCTTCGGATACTGGCGGATCATACGCTCGTCGTACCAATCGGCAATGAGGAACATCGTATCATCCAGCGACACGCGCACCTTTTCAAACGGCACATGTTCAATAAAGGCGATGCCGCCGCCCCTGTTCCACGTGACTGCAAGCGCGAAGCCGTTGAACAGCTCAAGGTCTAAAACGAACTTTTGCGTCAGGTCGTTGAGGTCATCGTCTTCGTTCACGTCAGCCATGAACGCCTCCGCCTTTGCCTGTTGCGCGACAGTGGTCTTATCCGCATCTACTGCCCAGCCTTTGCCGGCGATGTAGTTGCACTTGCCGTTGATGATGGCGTTGTGCTTGGCGCTTTTCTTGTAGATGTCGAGCAAATAATATGGGTAGTCATTCATCTCCCCAAACGTGTACAGGTCGTTAGCCTTTGATTGAAGCATCAAAGGGTAGCGATAGTCCGCCTGTGGGATGAAGCTAAAATTCAGTTTAGTCATAAGAAACGTAGTCGATCGTGTTTGTTGTACTCGTGAAACTGCCCTCCGTCGTTTCAATCATCGCCAATCCTGTTTCAAGGACACGCGGATTCGTCGTAGGTAGCAGGAAGCGACGCATAGCACGCGTATAGCGGTTGGAGGTGTTGCCTTTGCTGTGCGTGCCTTGGTTGCCGTTATTCATGTCAACCGTGAACGCCTGCGTCGCTGATGCCTGCGTCGATGACCAATAGGTGTGGTTTGCGAAGCTGCCAAGACCATCGCTGGCTAACTCCGTCCACATCATTCCTAACTCCTCCAGGGACGGCAGAAACCAGTCGCTAAAGTTGTTCAGCACCAAGTCATTGGCAAGCCTCGCGGCTATGCCTGCTGTTGCGCAACCTGCAACAATTGATGCTGTGTTGACAATGCCTTGACCAATTGCTTCGGGTGTTAGCCCTTCGGGTATCAGCGTCCCTTGACACCCCCACTCTGCGTTGCTCGACTGATTCACTGCCGCGGAGATGTAGGCATAGCCGCCATCGGTAAACGTGTATAGTCCGCCTTGCACGAAGTCACCAGCAGCGTAGGTTGTCGGGTTCTCCGTGACCTCGTACCGATATTGCCCTTTCTCCAGTGCGCCCAAGGTGAAGGCGAATTTGTCGTAGCGACTTTCGTAGGACGACAGGTTGTCAATCGCGTTGAGGTAGATGTCAGTGGCTTCCAGCGTCGCCAAGTTCGTCAGCCGCAAGCGGTAGACCGTCGCGCTGTTCGCGCGCTCCGTCCACGTCACCGCTATCGTGTTGCTCTGGCTCGCCTTGAGGTATAGCATGAAGTTCTTTTATTGAAATATCCCTCGCCACGTTTTTGTACAAATTGAACCTGCGTCTGGTGATTTCATCAATGTCAAATCGCTTCTGCATCTTCGCCGTCAGCCTGTCCGCCATCTCACGCGCCATCGCTGGCTCGTTGATCATAGCCTTCATCGACTTGTACCATTTCTTCGGCTGCTTTTCGTCGACCAGTACGCCATCCCAGCCGTCGGTGATGCAGTCGGCATACATGCAGACGTTGCTGGCGATGATTGCCTTGTTCATCCACGCGGCTTCCGTCACCTTCAACTCCGACTTCAACCTGTTGAACTTATTGTCGCGAAGCGGCGCAAGCGCAACGTCAATGAAGTTGTAGCCGCCAACGTAGCTGTAAATATCCGCCGCCTGTATGCGTCCGTAGTTGTTGTTCTTGCCCTTATTGCTGAACACCTGCTCATACTGCTGATATATCGGGTTGCCCTCATTCCACCCGGCAAGGTACAGCATATATCGATTTTCCAGCGTGTGATCGTCGCAGAGGCGCGACAGTGGCAGTTCCAGCAATGCCACGTCCTCGGTGTGCTGCGCTGCGCCAAAGTAGCCGAAGCGTAGGCGCTCGCTCTTGGTAGGTTGCGGTTTGAATTGGTCGTACAACAGATGCGGCACGTTCTCGCAGATTGTCACGTTGCGGTTGAGCTTGACGATTTCATCGCGGAGGTACGTCGTAGTCGTGATGACCGCATCCGCAAGCTTGACGTGTTCGGCGACAATCGCAGACATATTTGTATCGTGGTAGTGCTTGTAGAAACTGTGGCCAGTTCCCAAGTGCCAGTAATCATCCATATCAAGAATGATCCTCGCGCCGTACTGTCGTAGGATGTCAGCGACAGGCTTGACCGCCTCAATTGGCCCTGCGATCCAAGTGCGATTATACAGGAACACGTCGATAGTCCGCAGCTCTTCATCGCTCATGGTGCGCACGTCAGCGATGCTCACGAACTCGGCCTCGCTGCCGAACATCTCATGGACGCGACTGCTTGGCATCTCCAAGCGGTAATAGCTGCACCCTGTCGGATGCTGATTATAGACGATACATACACGCATACAACAAAGTTAGCCCAAAAAAAAGAACCCTGCGCCACCATACGCAGGGTTCTCCAACCAACCAAAATGCACGCTAATATACGCTATCCTTCGAGCGTTTGTGTCGATGAGGTGACAGCGTTTGCCGCGGCAGCCGTAACCTCAACGCATGGCTCTTCTTCCATGCCAGTTAGCGTCAACTCATAGCCGCTTCTATCACCCATCGCCGTACCTGTCTGCGATGTTCCAGCACTTACTTCGATGCCGTTGTTCTTGCCAAGTAGCCAATACTTGCCATTTCTATCTTTGACGATAGCCATCATGCGCGCCGTAGTGACCAACCTCAACTCGTTGCGTACAGCTTGCTGCAGCTTGTTGATGACAAGCGTAGCCTCCTGCTGGTAAAAGACCGTGCCATTCTCCGTCGATGCGTTTATCGTTTCAGTGAACTGGCCAACACCTTTCGGCAGTTCGTACTTGTAGAAACCGCTGACACCTGCACCTGTTGTGCCGCTGCCAACGCTTCCAGTTATCGCCGTCACCTGCGACGACGCGTTAGTGACTATGCTTGTCACCGCCGTGAATGGCGCAAGCCTAATCTCCGTAATGCCGCCGACGCTGTCGCGGCATCCTAATTTATATCCTGTTGTTAATGCGCAAGCCATATCTTTTTCGTTTAGTTAGTTAACAAAGAAAAGAAGCGGGGAGGGTTGCCCCTCCCCACGTCATCAGCCTGCAGGTGTAGTCGCGTTAGACGCTTTATACAACACCATCTGTTCAGGGAAGGCAAACTGCACACCGTACTTAAACGCTGCTTGGAAGCGCACTTGGTCATTGTCGTAGGATGCCCAGATGCGGAATTGATCTTCGTCGGAGAGCAAGTCTGTGCCGTAGTACAGGTTCTCAAGCGAAGTAGCAACGATCCTGCGCGTGTTGTTCATACCGTTGACTGCAACGATCTTGAGGTTCGTGCCGGGGTAGAACATCTCACCACCACCAAGCTGTCCGAGGTCGCCTTGGAATAGGTTTTCGCTGACCAGCTTATTAGCTAACAAGCGATACACGTCCCATCCGCAAAAGGCAACAAGGTCAGGCCTGCTCACGATCGCGACAGGGATGTTTTGATATACGTTTTCAAAAGCCGAAACGATAGTCGCATCGCTGAACGCAGCACCTGCCAATGATGACACGATAGACGCTGATGCAGTCGTCTTCTCCATGAGGTGCAGAAGTCCCACTGTCTTGTTCAAGGTGGCGTCATTGCTCAATGATGCCGTGGCACCAGTCCATCCTGATGCACCTGTTGCCGATGTCGACTGCCAAATTGCAGTTTCGATGTTAGCGGCGATCTTCTTAGCCTTCTGCGTCGCAAACGCCTGCTCAAATGGCACGCCTTCGTAGTTGCTGCCTTGCGAAAGCTGGGTAGCAAGCCACTTGGTCTCCAACTCGCGAGGGCACAACTCCTCTTGCACCTTAACACGAGCAACGCTGATAACGCGCTGGCTGAATGACGTAGTGCCGCTGGCTGCCCACGCACACGCGGCAGCTGATTGAAACACAGCGTCGGTGTCCATAAGGTTCAACGCCTCTTGATTTTTCACGCCCACGCGCTTCTGCATGAGCGACTGCGTTTTCGCGTCGAAAACGGCAGTAGTCAACAACGGGAGCTTATTCTGCTCAACGTAGTCTGTTAGTCCTCCGATTGAAAATGACATAGTTTATTTTTTTAGGGTTTTTAGGGTTTCATTCAATTCTGCAAGTCTGCTGGCACGGCTCATCTTCACCGATTCAACAACAGCGTCACTTGCTCTTTTCTTGGGTGCAGCCGTAGGCATCTGCGCCAACGCTGACAACGCCGTGTCAATCGTGCTGAACCTTGCGGCGTTAGCTTCAACCTCGCCGCCCATCTTCGCCATCATCTCCTCAACCTTTGCCGCCAAGGCAGCGATAGCCGCCTCCATAGCTTGCATCCTCTCTTCATGGGGATCAGCAGGCTTCTCTTCGCCTTCGGGTGTCACTTCAATCTCTACCTCTTGAGCCTCAACGGCTTCAGTTGCCGGTGCTGGTGCAGCGTCGCCGATCTCAACGATCTTGCCGCCCTCGGTGGTCACCACGCCAACTTCGGGGATGCTATGCGCGCCATCAGGTGCAGGTAGCAACCCCTCTTCGGTCACGACGTAGACCAGCGTGCCAACGGCTAGCTCGCCATCCACGCGGATCATCGTGCCATCCTCCAACTTGTAGTCGCTGAACGCCAACGGCGCAGCGGCTGGTGCTGGCGCAGCGG